TACCAGTAGTATATAATTGGAACAATCCGTTCATAAAGAGTTGAAGTTCCGCTAATTGAAGTGGCTTAAAGATAATAGTAGGTGTAGTTTTGAAGTTATTCTTTCTTGCTATTTCATCCACGATGCTCTGCATAACCCTAAGAATTTTATCTCTAAATCCATTCATAGTTTCCATAGGAGATATGGTAGCGTATTGTGGGTCTGATGTATTTGATTTTTCAGATTCACCGGTGAGTAATATACGAGGAAATCCAAGTGCTATAAGAATATCTTGATTAACTTCTTTATACTTAGCATCACTTAATAGTGCGTCAACGGGTGGATATATCCACTCTATCTGTAGAGTATGATTACCAAATAACTGGAATACTTTTTCTATATTCTTTCCAGTACCGTCTCTCCATAGCATCTGTTGTTTAATGGATTGAAGTTGTTCGTATCCTTCTTCACCATCTAACAATGGAAAATCTTTATCACCGAGTTTTACTAGCATAATGGCAGAAATAACTCTAGATGCAACAGAATAGTCCATACGTCTTAGATTTCTCTTGTGTCTCATATCATCAATAGCTGCTATTAGATATGGAATTGGATATGGATTATTTGATGGGGCGCGTCTACGAATAATATTAGGATTATCCAACTTTATTTTTTTGTTTCCACTATTAACTTCTGAAATAAAAGTTGGATAGTACATCATTAACTCGTTATAAAGTTTTATATCAACAGTACCGTCTTTGTATTTACCCTTATTAGTGATAAAGTAAATAAAGTCTTCTGGTATTTCTACAAAGTAAGATGGTTTTCCTCCAATAATACTAGAGTTTATAATCATAGTAGCGGGATCTCTAATCCACATATTAATAGGGAGATCTAGAGTCTCATATTTTTTAATTCCATTTTCCTTCAGGAATTCTCTGGTAGCGGGTGCAAACTTTATTTCTGGAACTACAAGTCCTGATATAAGATATTCTAGTGCCATACATTCTGCAAATTCTCGCATGTTATTGACCATAGCAAGATAGACTCTCATCTCATTATCTGGTGTTCCGTTCTTTTTAAATCTAAACTCTGTAATACCAATATCTACCAACTTGTTTATAACAGAACTGGCTATGGGATCTTTCTTATAGAAAAATCTGCATGATTCTATGATCTCTCTATATGTGTCCTCATCAGTGCTCTCTAATTTGTCTACATCATTAGGAGACCAGGGATTTGAAGGTGTGTTAGCACCATTAATATACAACGATGAGGATGCAATTACTTTATTTAATAACTTGTCCATGTGTACCTCTTAGTTAGCCATCCATGAAAAGGTAACTAACTTTTTTCTTTCTTCTTTATATTTATAATCATAGTGTAAGTAATACGCTATGTTGGCGCATAGGAACGCTGACGTAAAATGGTCCTCACCTTTTGATCCACCCCGAACAGTTAATGTCTTATAAACTATTTGACCAGTTGGAGTCTTAGTATAAGTCATTCTTTCTATTTCTGTAACAAAATCTAAATCAGTAGTACTATAGACTATCTTGTGTGTATTTGAATAATCCTGTGACACTGACACTGAAAGTTGTTTTGTTTGATATTTTATTTCTACACCTTCTGTGTCTACACCTAATATGATATTAGCAGAGAAATCAATACCAATCAGTTTATTTTTATAATTAGTATGGGCATACTCTTTACTATCCATTAGACTCTGATATACTGCCAGCCCCACACCACCTTTATCTATACCTATTAGTACTGGATTAAATCTTCTATTTAATTCATCAATGATTTTTTCCTGTATTGGATAAGGAACTTTGGTTAGTTGTAATCTGGCATGAAATCTAAGTCTGGCACTTTTATCAACTGTATAAATGATAATAGCTGTAGGTTCTGTATACCCCAAGTCTATACCAAAAATCACATCTACATTATGTTCTGCTATACCAGGAAAAGTAGCTATTCTGTTATAATAATCATATATATTTTCTTTTAGATCAGTGCCATCTATCTTTAGTTTATAAACAGGATAATTACTCATATCAAAATTAGATCTATCAAATAGAGAGAATACAGGTCGTCCGTGCAAACCCTTGATTAAATGGGTATAATCTTCTGTATCTTCCCCACCGTACTGTTCAATAGCTCTTTTCAAATCCTCATCTGTGAATCTTGGATTTTGAAATGCTGAAATTCTATGTTTCATATAGTTAGAATTTTCCATATCACAATGATAAAGAACATTCTTCTCTCTAATACCAGTAGGAACACCAGATACTTTCATAATACAGCCGGGTGTCCAAGTATTCCATGTTGGTTGTAGTTCTGTCCATGTGGAAAAATTAAAATATCCTGCCTCATCTAATATAATAACAGGAGTGTGCAAACCAATTACATTTGCACCAGTACCAGACTGACCAGCGATACGGCACATTAATACAGAGTTATTAAGGAGCTTTATAGTAAAATCACTGGAGTTAATTCCTCCCCTTCTATCTAAGAAATTTCTTAGAAATGAGTTGCTCCTGAATGTTCTAACTAGACTTGTAAATACAGGTTCCAAATGAACCTTACTAGGAACAGTAAAAACCACGTAGTCGTCTGGAAATACATTAAATACTAATAACCAAGTTATATAGGAAGATAACGATAGTGTTTTTCCCACTGACCTGGCGCAACAAAGCACAGATTGGGGTGCAAAATCACAAAGAATCTCACGTTGATACCATGTGAATTGAAATGGATCTTCCATAGGAAGCTTATCTATATTTTGTATGAACTCTCCGCACATAACCGGGTTGCGTAGGATCTCATATAAACACAAGTCACCCTGTAATATTTTTTCTTTCAGCATACGGGGGTACGCTTTCTTAACTTACGCTTATATACTTTATTATTAAATAAATTCTTAATAATATACACACCGGGTGTCCTAAGATCTTCCTGCTTACAGAGTTCCTTTATTGCCATACAGATCTCTTACTCACCCAATATAGAATCTCATTGGTCACAACCCACTTAGCACCCGCAGTCCTCGCATCGTCAAGTAGAAAATAATCTTCACAGCCACGGTTCTGAAATAATATATTGTTCTTGCGAACAAAATCATTTTTAATAGAAAATGATATTCCAATATTACAGTATCTCATTTCTGTACTTCCTAAAGGCGGCTGCGTATTGCCGTTTTCAAGATTCTTATACGTGAAGCTCACTAGATCATATCCTTTGCTATCCCAGAACTTTAATCTTTCTATATAAGTAGGATCAAAGAAGTCGTCATCATCTAAGAAGGATATCCAGGGAGTAGTTACTAAGGGTATTGCCACGTTTCTAACTAACCCAGCATGACCGATTCTGGTTGGAAGTTGGATGGTAGTAACGAGTCCTGGCTCATAATCTGTCTCAAAGATATTAACTGGTGCACCATCATAAACTATAATTACCTTATAATCTGGATCTGTTTGTGCCTTTAATGAATCTATACACTTCTTTAAAGATTCTCTACCTAATGAGGGTATAATTACAGTAGTAAATTTATCCATCTGCTAACCTTACTATAAAACAAACCGCCAAAACAACCAAGACAAGTTGAATTATTAGCTCTATAAGATGGCATAGACCACCAAGATCAGTTTCCCCATTAGTACCACCATTTATATAAGCGTTAAAATAATCCATATTCTTCTTATATTTTATCCAATATAAATATCCTAATGGATTCATTATTATAAATAGTAATTTATCCAAATTTGGTAAATCATCGTAGTGAAATACTGTCATAGTCTTTTTAAACTTCCTTCCAATCTTTCTTTAAACATTTGATTTGAACTTATTTCTCTGTGCATTATATCTGAGAATCCATCTCTTTGTCCAGCAACGAGTGGGGTGGTCACATAACTATTATAGTTAGGCACGATTTTACTAGAATATTCTTCATCATTATGCACTATATTGGGATCTAAGTTTATCTCCATCAGTTTCGTAAACAGGTTGTATTTTACTGCATAAGCATGAGTAGCAAATGCTCCTGTTAATTTAGCCAGATGGGTGTTTACTTGTTCTGCTGGAGAGATTACATTAGCACCTAAGTATAACATATCCCAATCATAGTTAAGTTCTCCGGCTGCTTTAGTTAATGTATCTACTGCATTATCAAAGAACTCCACATCATCTTCAAATATTAAGCAATTCCAAGTATCATATCTTTTAGCAATCTCAAAACATTTAGCATGTGCAAGATGGTTTCCGTGGCACGGATTATTTGGAAATAGGATTCCAGGAATACGTATAACCTTTCCTTTTATTCCAACTTTATCAAATTCTTTTAAACATTGTTCCCAGCGGTCTACCCTAGAATCTAAGTTTATGCAAAAGATAATATCAAAGAAATTAAACCCCGACTTCATCCAACCTCCGCCAGAGGATCTTTATTTATTTCTTCTTTCAACTTATTAAGTTCCTCATCATAGATTTTTGAGTAATATCCTTGTGCTTCATATTCTCCAATTGTATCAATACCATATCTTTCAACAAGTATAGAAAGAACACTTTGTTCCCATCTGTGTTCTCTAAACCCAACCAAGTTTGGAAGTCCACATACATTTGGTTCTTCTGTAACTATTTGGGGATTTGCACAATAGAAAAGGTAATGCTTTAGTAATTCAACAGATCTATATGATCTTGAGAATCCAGATAATACTGACCATATCTGATGTGCATCCCAATATCTTATATTATCAGCATCCATAACAAAGAATGTATCTCTCTTTGTCCAATCCTTATTAATCCAATGTACATGCTTAACAAAGAAATTTCCAGTATTCACCATAACATCATTAAATCTAGTTAGGAACCTACTAATATCACTAAATCTGATATTACTATCACAATATAAGATATAGTCAGACATAGATGTTTTCAGAGCTTTATCTATGATATAAGGCTTCCATAAGAAATAACCATAATATTTTTTATACTTAAATACTCCTTGATTAGATTTATAAAACTCTGTATCTTCAATACTAGATTCCCTGTACAATCTAATCTCATCCACATATGGTCTATACATATCATAGAAATCATCTTGAAAATGATAATGTGATTTTGTTGCAAATGTTACAATTGTAATCTTACTCATTATTTCTCCTTAGATCCGCCAAGAGGACTTGAACCTCCAACCAGATGTTTACAAAACACCCGTTCTACCAAATTGAACTATAGCGGAATATAGCGAGTCCAGGAATTGAACCTGGGAACCAAGTTTATGAGACTTGTAAGTTGTCCTCTACTTTAACTCGCAATAGGCGGGACGTAGATGGTTCGAACATCTGATGTTCATTTTGGAGACGAGCAGTTTCCCACTAGCTTAACATCCCATACTAACACTAATAAATTTTTGATAATCTTCAAAAGAGGCAAAGTCCAAATATGTGCCCTCTCCCATTTGAATCATTGTCCAATTAAAGTTCTTCATGGCTAAGTTAAA